GAGTCTGCTGTATATGCCCCTCCAGAAGTTAATGCTCCGCCTAAAGTAAGTGCTGCATTATTTCCAACTGATGCTGCAGTCGATAAACCATCAGCATCGAGCGCTGTAGTTGTAATTACTGCAGATGATTTTAGATCTGTTGCCATAACTTTTCTCCTAACTATTAATTATGATGAGGCCGAAGCCCCATCCTAATTTATTTTATTACAGATTCATCCAAACTAATGAATACTCTGTAGTTGCACTAACACACATAACTTGTCCAATTATTTGACATTCAGCATCTGCGCCAGAATCAAGAACTTCAACTGCTCCTGCAGTTCCGTTTGAACGAACTGCTGGTGTTACTAGAGTAAGAGTACCGTCAGTTAACAGTGCAGCTGGTCCATGAGTTTGGAACCAACCATAATAACTAGCAGTCATATCAACTGTTGTTGCACCCACGCAAGCACCAGTATGTGTAGCCGGAGCTACAACAACTGCTGAATACGGGTTAGGCATCAAAGTTAATTGAGAACTAGTTGTTAACGCTGTTGCTAAATCATCGTAACAAGTAATAATAACACTTGGATCATCCGAGTGATCGTGAGCTGGGTTAGACTTAACTTTTAAACATTGTCCTTCACCATTCACATCATTAACAAATAGATAACCTTCAGCATATTGATTAGCTGTAAGATCTGTGTCTCCAGCTGTTTCAATAGATATTGCTGTTTCACCAGCTGCAGTTGTTGCAGTAGCAGCACAGTTAGTATGGTTAGCGACTTCTGTTACGTGTTGTACGAGTTTTCCAGCAGTAATCGCTGAGCCACCATTAAGTCCATATCTGAATTTTCTGTCATTGTAAATTAATTCACTTCCTAATGGAAATAATTTAGATGAACTTTCAGCGAATGGATCTACAGTTGCTGCAGAACTACTAGCTTTACCGATCATTAAATCAGTAGGTGCGTAACCTGAAGCAGCTGTATATTTCCAGTGTGCTCCATTTACGGTTATTGCTTGCCCTGATGAATTAACACTAAATTTATCAGTGTATACACCAGTTGAAGCTGCTTGTGTGGAAACTTTAAGACCAGATTCTGCTCTTACCGTTCCCTTAAACGTTGTATTTGCCATATTAATATCCTCCTAGTTTCTGAACGTAGTCTCTAGGCCGTCGACTATACTGCGTCTACGTTCTAAATTAATTGTATAGTAATTTTTCTATACTTTATTTTTTAGTATAGCGCAAGGTATCCTTAGGAAAAAATTGATTTTTGATAGCGCTTAAGTGGCTATCGAAACTTCGGGCTTGGCGTCTTTAATTTGTTTAAGACGAGTAGCATCTTCAAACTCTTGGGCAATAATTTTTTTAACAACTTCCTGAATTTTTTTATCAATATAAGACATATTAATATTATACTTGCCTTCCTTCAGGTGCTCCTGTTGCCACTCTAGTTCCAAGGACCGTTTCGTATTGTATAGGTCTTCGGTCATCTGTAACCTCCTCATAGGTTATCCATTTACGATCTTTCCTCGTAAATCCATTAGATTCGAACTTTACCTCATTTTTTCCCAGCTTGTCAAGGATTGATTTTTCAATACCTTGAGCTGTGTCTTCAGCTGAAATATTAAAATCAGCAGTATAGCCGTAAGCATGAATCTGTACTCGGAAGTTTTTCATTGTGAATTTCTTACTTTATTAACGAAATGAGGCGGTTTTGAGGCCGCCTCATTAATTTGTTTTAGTTGCTATTACGCACCTGGTGATCCGAAGACACCACGCCAGTCAGACCAGCCGAAGCTGTATCTTTCTCTAGCTTTGTATCTAACGTTACCAGTTTCAAAATCGCCTTCCATAGCAGTTTTGATTGGTGCTCTAACAAAGTGTTTTAGTCCATTAGGAACATCTGTTTTAATGAACCAAGCATCTGTATCAGTTAAGTAATGATTCACGGCATAGCCTTGTGGAATCATTCCCATAGATACAACTGCATTGATATCATTATCAGCTGTTCCAACTCTTTGTGTTGACTTCATAAGTCTCTCAGCAGTAAATTGTAAAGCTGAAGGCACGATTAATTTCATACCTTTAGCTGCAATTTTTAAACCTCTTTCATCTGTAAGAGCTGCAATGTCAATTAATGCTTGCTCCAAAGATGTTTCGTTAAGGTCTGCTGCAGTAGATAACTCATTCTGTTCAGTTCCAGTAACGATAGGGTGGTCAGTAGCTAAAAGCTCCTTACCATCTCCACCATCTGCTGTTCCGAACCCGTTGTTTAACACCTTAGCTGCTTTCACTTGTTTAGTGTTAGCCATTGATCTCGCTAAAGCTTTTGTATATCTAGACGCAAGTCTATCGTACAAATTATCCTCGATCGCTTCTTCAGTGATCGCGAACGCTAAAGCAAGCGTTTCATGTGTATAACGAGCGGTGAAAGTTTCTTGAGCGTTGTCAAATGAAACTCCCGTTCCTTCTGCTTTGATTGGTGCATTTGCGAAACCAGATAACATTACTTCTTCTTCAAAAGCTCTGTCACTGTTTTCAGTGTCAAAAATCTCCGCATGTTCGTTAGCATAGTTTTTGTATTCCAAGCCGAATAGTGCATTCAAACCTGGCTCTAGTTCTTTTACTAGTTGTCCTCTTGATATAGCCATTTTTTATTCTCCTATTCTGCTATTATACGCCAGTTGCGGTCATATAGAAATGTTCGTTGATGATCACTTTAAAATTACAATTAGCTGCTGTTAAGTCGCTATTGTCAGGATCATCCGAAACTCCGATAATTCGCAAGTTGGCTGTTGTTTGTGTGTCTGTAGCGTCCGCTACTTCAGTTTTAGAAACAAAATGCGGAGTAACACCTGCGCCAACAGAAACATCGGCGTTTGTGAAAACGTCTAGTTGTTGAGTTGCGCCAGATGCTGCCGATTGTACTTCATAAACTTGAAATGGGTCGTCAGTTATAAAAGCTTTGATATCAGTAGCTGCGTTTGAAGCAACTAAGTGATTAGCAAAGGTTGGTTTATTTGTTGAAGAGTCAGTATAAAACACACCCTGACAAGAGCCCAAAAGAACTCCGTTATCAGTAGCTGCGCCTATGCCAACAGTTCCTGCTGCCAAAGCAACCATAAGGTCGTTTTGAGCAAAAGCTGAAGCACTTGCTGCTACTTCATATTCAGTAGCTGCGTTATTATCTGCTGACTGTCCAATTTTGCCTAGGGGTTTTAATCCGAAAGCTGCGTCTTGGTTTGCCATATTATTTTCTCCTTTAGTGACCTGTCCTTACGGACCTCCAGTCACAATTAATTGAATTCGTTGGCAAAAATTACTAAAAAATTATTAGTCTTTTTTTGTACCACCGAAGGTTACACGGGTCTGTCTATCAATATCGATAGGCATTCCTGGGTGCTGTTCCTTCATAAGGTCGTCATCGATCGCGTCGTCTTTTTGTTGTGTAAGGTTATCAAAATACTCCTTACGCGATTTAACTAACTCTAAAGATATCCTAGCCAGCAATAGTCCGCCAACTCCGATCACTCCCTTGTATTTACCTGTATCAATCGCTGGATAATCTGTGTCAGGGTATTCATCAGCTCTCACTAATTCGTAACCTGATCTCAGCTTACCGGCCATGTTTTTTGTATCGTCAAAACCCATTGACTCGGCTCTTATCCACCTGTGATGATATCCATCTGGTGCAGGGGGTGCATCTAAAGATGATGGTGGAGTCCAAACTTGTTTTCTTACTTCTTTAACTCTAGTTTGACTCGCACGGGAAGCTTTTATTGTATCTTTTTGCATATGCTTATATCTCCTTCGTGATTATTTTTAATTGTTTTGCATAATCTTCTAATGGCACTCCTAATTTTTTAGCAATTGCTACCTGCGATGAAGTGAGTCTCACAGTTTGGCGACCAGGTTTAACACTTCGCGTTGCTGACGCAACTGTTTGTGTCGGTTTAGTCGTTCCTTCCGATAGTTCTTTTCTATCAAATTTATGTGGGAAGTCAAGTCTCATTCGCTTGTCTATCTCAGAATAATATTCGTTAGAATGTGGGTCGAAGCCTTCTTGTTTAGTTAACTTCTCATGTAAGTCAAATGCTGTGTAAGTCATGGCATTATCTTTACCAAACCATTCATTTCTATCAGCCCATTCTTCTGCTTTTGGATCAGCAGGAGGTGCTTGAACAGCTTGATCTAATGTTCGTGGTTGAACCGGTGCTGCTTGTGCTTGTTGTTGGTATCTACTTTTTAAAGTATTAACTTTAGATTCTTCAATACCAATTCTAGAAATATCTTTTTGTGCATCAACTTCTGCGTCAATATCACCAGCTTCTCTTGCTTTTAAAAGTTTTGCTTTAGCAGCTTCTAAGCCAGTCTTTAATTTACTTTCTAAAGCATTTTCATTTCTGTGA